TACTATGTGTCTAATGAAATAACAGCTTACAAGATTAGGGAATCTAATAAAATGTTTTCTTGGAGAGGAAACTCACAGGGAAGTGGTCTTTTTGGAGAGCAGTTGTTTCAAGCAGGGGGTAAGTATATTACTCTGGTTGAAGGTGAGTGCGATGCGATGGCAGCGTATGAACTGCTTGGTTCTAAGTGGCCTGTTGTATCTATAAAGAACGGGGCATCTGGTGCAGTAAGGGATGTGAAGAATTCACTGGAGTTCTTGGAATCTTTTGATAATGTAATTATAAATTTTGATAACGACAAGCAGGGTAAAGAGGCAACTATAAAAGTTGCTAGGGTTCTCAGCCCAGCCAAGGCCAAGATACTTAGCTTGACTAGTGACTTCAAGGATGCTAACGATATGTTGCGTCAGCGAAGGAACCAAGCGTATGTCTCCTTGTGGTGGAATGCCAAGACTTACACACCTTCTGGTGTACTAAACGTAAGCGACAATAAAGATAAGTTTAATAGTCGAGAAAGAAAAGACTCTGTTCCCTATCCTTGGAGTGGGCTTAATGAAAAGCTGTACGGTATTAGGCAGGGAGAACTAGTCACTCTTACTGGTGGAACAGGACTAGGTAAGTCCTCAATAACCAGAGAGATAGAACACTGGCTAGTCAGTCAGACAAGAGATAACGTAGGTGTGATAGCACTAGAAGAAGATTGGCGTAGGACTGTTGATGGGATACTCTCAATAGAAGCAAACGCTAGGCTCTATGTTGATCAGGTGCGTGAAGAGTTCACACAGGAACAGCTAGATGCTAAGTTCTCTAAGCTATTTGAGGGTGAGAATAAGGACAGGGTGTGGATACATGCACACTTTGGGTCTAATGATCTGGATGAGATCTTCTCTAAGATAAGATTTATGGTAGTCGGATGTGGCTGTAAGTGGATAGTAGTTGATCACCTACATATGCTTGTGTCCTCAGTAGCGGAAGGAGATGAACGCAGAAACATAGATAATATTATGACAAAGCTACGCTCCATTGTTGAAGAGACAGGTGCAGGGATGATCCTAGTGTCACACCTACGAAGGATAGAGGGCAACAGAGGGCATGAGAATGGAGTTACTGTAGGGCTTAATCACCTTAGAGGTTCTCAATCTATAGCTCAACTGTCTGATTGTGTCATAGCTCTTGAGCGTAACCAGCAAGCGGATGACTTGATTGAATCTAATACAACCCACTTGAGGGTGCTGAAGTCTAGGTACACTGGTGATGTCGGTATGGCTACACATTTATTATACAACAGAGACACAGGCAGATTGTCTGAGGTTGATGTGGAGGAAACAGATGAACTCACTGGTCTTTGATATAGAGACAGACGATTTAAACGCAACAAAGATATGGTGTATAACTACAGTAGATCCTGAGACAGAAGAGGTGAGATCATATTATAATGATTCTCTTTCTCAAGGACTAATAGCATTAGGGTCTACTAACAAACTAATAGGTCACAATATCTTAGGCTTTGATATACCTGTAATAAAAAAATTATGTGGTATTGATCTTTCCTGTAAGAAAATTGTGGATACTCTTACCATATCAAGATTGTTTAATCCTGTTAGAGATGGGGGTCACAGCTTAAAGTCTTGGGGTTATAGACTAGGCTTACCCAAGAAAGAATTTGAAGACTTCCAGAATTTTTCTATGGACATGGTAAAGTATTGTGAAAGGGATACACTACTTAACAAAAGAGTATACGATTATTTGAAGCTGGAGTCAAAGGGATTTAGTCCTGAGTCAGTACAGTTAGAGCAAGAGACTGCTAGAATTTTAAACGATCAAAGAGACAGGGGCTTTTTGTTTGATGATGAAGCAGCTTCCCTGTTAAAAGGAGAACTAAACGATAGGCTTACCTCTGTGGTAGAGGAAGTACAGAAGGAGTTCAAACCACACACATCTTACACTACACTGTATCCTACCTATACCAAGAGTGGAGCAATGTCTAAGATGGCAGAGGACTTGCAAACAGGCAAGAAGTCTAGACTGACACCACAAGAATTTGAAACCATGCAGACTAATCTATCTGTTGTCAGGTCAGAGGTTAAGGAGTTTAATCTTGGTTCCAGAAAACAGATAGGGGAATACTTACAGGAGTTTGGGTGGAAACCTACAAAGCTTACTCCCACTGGTCAACCCATTGTTGACGAGGGTACACTGAAAAGAATAAAAGGTATCCCCCAAGCACAGTTGATTGCAGAGTTTTTAATGCTACAGAAAAGGATAGCACTGATTGGTTCTTGGCTGGATGCACAACAGGAAGACGGCAGGGTGCGTGGGTTTGTTAATCCTAATGGAACTATCACGGGACGCATGACCCATCGTAGTCCTAACATGGCTCAGATTCCTAGCGTGTCCTCTCCTTATGGTGCAGAGTGTAGATCCTGTTGGACAGTACCAGAGGGATATAAACTTTTAGGCATAGACGCAAGCGGGTTAGAGTTAAGAATGCTTGCACACTACATGAACGATAAGGAATACATAAATGAAATCCTCACCGGAGATATACACACCACTAATCAGCAGCTTGCTGGGCTTGAATCAAGAACTCAGGCAAAAACTTTCATCTATGCCCTCATATACGGAGCAGGAGATAAGAAACTTGGAACAGTGGTTGGGGGAAACAGAAACGATGGTAGAGAACTTAGAGAACGCTTTCTTACTAATCTCCCTGCACTTAAAGAACTTAAAGATAGAGTTACGAGAGCGTCAGCAAAAGGATTCATTAAAGCATTAGATGGAAGGAAGTTATTCATACGCTCACCACATGCTGCCCTGAATACTTTATTACAGGGAGGTGGTTCGATAGCTATGAAGAGAGCGTTGATAAGTTTAGATAATAAATTTAAATCCAAGCCTGTCTACATCCAACCTTTAAAATTTAATAAGGGGTTTGTTGCTAACATACATGATGAGTGGCAGATAGAAGTCAACGAAGAACATGCTGACATGGTAGGAAGATGGGGTGTTGATAGCATAAGGGAAGCGGGAGAATACTATAAACTTAATTGTCCTCTTGATGGAGAGTACAAGATAGGGGGTAGTTGGAATGAAACGCATTGATATAACAGGCGAAGATATAAAGGAAGCAAAACTCTTAGCTAATAATATGGGAACATTACAAAACTCAATAACAAAAGGACAAGGAAATGTACACGGTTTTCTAGGAGAAATAATAACTTCTAAATTTTTAAAATCTAAATTGAGCAATACATATGATTATGATATAATACATAACAATCTTAAAATAGATGTCAAAACAAAAAGAGTAACTACACCGCCAAGAGATTATTATGAATGTTCTGTAGCTTCTTTAAACACAAAACAATTATGTGATATATATGTCTTTACAAGAGTACTAAAAGACATGACAAAAGGATGGCTTCTTGGATACATTAATAAAAAAGATTATTTTGATAAGGCTGTTTTGTTAAAGAAGGGAGACATAGATCCTTCAAATAATTGGAAAGTTAAAACGGATTGCTACAACCTCCCTATAAACAAATTAAATAATATAGAGAATTTAATAAATGAAACGAACTAGCTCGACAAGCAGGGTAGGAGATCTATCAGAATACTATGCTGTCACTTGGTTGTGGGATCAAGGCTATAAGGTATTTCCTAATGCTGGAAGTACAGGCATGGCAGATATGATAGCTTGGAATCCTGTTACAGAAAAATTTATTTTGATAGATGTTAAAACTGTACAGGACAGGAGTAAGAAGCAAGGAGATCCTATGAGAACTAAACGACAGACTGTTAAAAATATAAGAATTCTTTTATATAACAAGGACACTAGACAACTTAGATTTGTGGAGCATAGAGATGAATGATATAGTAGAAGATATTTATAATGCACTTGACCCCTTATCAGAGGGAAAGCCATTAGATATTTCTGATGAAGAGATAGAAGAATTTGGTGAGAGAATGAAGGGTGCGCTGCGTTCTTGGGCAAGGCCAGAGAAGAGAGACTCTTCCTTTACATTAAGGATGTCGAACATAGGCAAGCCATTAAGAAGGCTTTGGTTTGACAGTCATAGGGAATTAGACAGAGAGAAGCATTCCCCTCAAACATTTATTAAATTTCTTTATGGTCATTTACTGGAGGAAGTAGTTCTGATGTTATTGAGGATGACTGATAACGATGTAGACTCAGAACAAAAACAAGTTGTAGTAGATGGTGTATCCGGCCACATGGATTGTAAAATAAACGGAGAGGTTGTTGATATAAAGACAGCATCTGGATTTGCTTTTAGAAAGTTTAAGGCTGGAACATTAAGGGAAGACGATCCGTTTGGATACATTGCACAGTTGGCTGGCTACGAAGAGGCCGAAGGTACAGACAATGGGGGCTTCTTGGTAGTTAATAAAGAAAGCGGAGAGCTTTGCTTTTATAAACCTGAAGAGTTAGACAAGCCCCCTATACGAAACAGAATACAAAACATTACAGATGTCCTTGGTAAAGATGCTCCCCCTCCAGCCTTATGCTATCGTCCTGTTGCGGAGGGCAAGAAAGGTAATGAGAAAATACATAAGAACTGCGTGTTCTGTCCTCACAAAGTTGAATGCTTTAAGGATTCCAACGCTGGTAAAGGACTTAGAATTTTTAAATATAACAAGGGGTTATCTTACTTTAGTAAAGTTGTGTCTAAGCCTAGAGTGGATGAGGTTATTGCGTGAACGGAAGGAACGCTAAGTTAATTAGGAAGAAATCTAAAGAGCTTATTGTGGATTGGTTAAGAACTTTGGTTGACACAGAGCAGGGGAAATGTTATAATATAGATAATGCCTTGTCATTTTTACCAAAGCAAACGCACTTGTTCTATCAAGACGGAAGCTACCATTTAAGTTCGCACAGTTATAGATGGTTTATAAAAAAGGTTAAGCGAATCTATAAGGAGAGTGGAGTGTTACCAAAAACTTTACGAGAGTTAAATGAAAATTAGAAAAGGATTTAGAAAACGAAGGGTTGTTAGACCCAAAGAAAAAGATGTCCCAACTAGTTATGATTCTAACTGGGAGTATACTTTACATCAAGGTGTTTTAAAATCTTGGGAGCATCATGGAGATAAGGTTAAGTACACCATAGATCATGTGTACCATCCTGACTTTATAAAAAAGATTGGTAGAAAAATAATTTACATAGAAGCTAAGGGAAGGTTTTGGGATTACCAAGAATATAACAAGTATACTTGGGTAAAGAAAGCCTTACCCCCTAACACTGAGTTAGTTTTTTTATTTGCTGATCCGTATGCTCCTATGCCACAAGCTAAGAAGAGAAAGGACGGTACTAAAAGAAGCCATGCTGAGTGGGCAGAAGCAAACGGATTCACTTGGTACAGTGAAGATACATTACCTAATACGTGGGTGGAACAGGAGACACTATGAGTATTGATGATGCTACACCGCAGGAGTGGGATGAAGTTACTAGAAAATTAAGAGAAGATAAAACATATGGAGATGATGTCGATAGTCCATTCCACTATAACAATGGTAATATAGAATGTATTGATGCTATTCAAGCTGCCTCAACCAAGGAAGAGTTCGAGGGTTATGTTCGTGCTAATGTATTAAAGTATGTATGGAGATTTAGATACAAGGATAATATAAAAGATTTAAGAAAGGCAAGATGGTATCTCGATAAACTAATAGACAGCTTAATGAAGCCAGAGGAATAGAACAATGTGGGACAGGAAGGCTGAAAGGATTGAAAAGTACCATAAGAAAAACAAAAAAGATCAGAACAAAAAACAACAACCTAAGCACAAAAAGAGAAGGACGAAGGATCGGGACTATGGCCGACAATAAAATAGGGGAGCAAGATTATCTTGGTATAAAGATAAATTATGATAAGGAAAAAGTTTTAGATTCTTTCGCTTTATCAACCCTAACAGACAGATATTTATGGGGGAATGAGACTCATGCTCAAGAAGCTTTTGCTCGCGCCAGTATATTTGGTGCTACTTATAAGGGACATACTGATTATGCTCTTGCACAGAGACTTTATGAATATGTCAGTAATCGCTGGTTCATGTATAGCACTCCTATCCTTAGCAACGGAGGAACTAGCCGTGGCCTACCTATCAGCTGCTTTCTTAATTTTGTTCCTGATTCCCGCACTGGTTTATCTGATCACTATGATGAAAATATATGGCTCGCTAGTGGAGGTGGAGGCATCGGTGGATGTTGGAGCCATGTTAGGAGCAATGGTGTGGATACTGCTAACGGTAGTAAGTCTACTGGTTCTATCCCCTTCATGCATGTAGTTGATTCTCAGATGCTGGCCTTCAACCAAGGCATAACCAGAAGAGGAAGCTACGCCGCATACTCAAGCATATCCCATCCAGAGATAGAAGAATTTATTAACATGAGAAAAACCACAGGCGGGGATTTGAATAGGAAGTGTTTGAATATCCACAATGCAGTAAGTATTACAAATGAATTTCTAGAGGCCGTTAAAGAGGACAGTGATTGGAGGCTAATAGATCCTAAGACTAACGTGGCAGTTAAAATAGTTTCAGCTAGAGACTTGTGGTTCCAAATCATTCAAGCAAGAATGGAAACTGGAGAGCCATACATTGTTAATTTAGATGTATGTAATGAGGCACTACCAGTAGAACAAAAGAAACTAGGCTTGGAGATAAGGCAAAGTAATCTTTGTTCTGAGATTACCCTACCTACAAACGAGGAAAGAACAGCCGTGTGCTGTCTCTCAAGTGTCAACCTAGAACACTTCAATGAGTGGTCTATTGTGGATACTTTTATTTCTGATCTAATAACAATGCTAGATAATGTTCTTGAGCATTTCATTGACTCTGTAAAAGACAAAAGCGGCTACTCTAAAGCTGCTTATTCTGCTATGAGAGAAAGGTCTGTAGGTTTAGGTGCTATGGGATTCCATAGTTATTTACAAGAGAATAATATACCATTTGAAAGCATGTATGCTGCTTCCTTCAATCACAAAGCGTTCTCTTTAATTAAGGAAAGAGCATTGGCTGCTACTAGAAAACTAGCAGAGGAGCGTGGAGAAGCACCTGATATGGAGGGGAGTGGTAAGAGAAACGCACACCTTCTTGCAGTAGCCCCTAATGCTTCCAGTTCTATCATCTGTGGTGGAACTAGTCCTTCTGTAGAACCTTTCAGGGCTAATGTGTTTACACATAAGACCTTGACAGGAAGCTTTAAAGTTAAGAACAAATATCTTGAGGATGTATTGTTTGAGCTTTATCCAAATAATAATAAGAGAGAGAAGATATGGAGAGACATTGCAGCACATGATGGTTCAGTACAGCATTTGGATATGCTGCCAGATAGTGTAAAGGAAATATTTAAAACTGCTCCAGAGCTAAATCAAATTTGGATTATAGAACATGCTAAAAATAGACAGGAATATATTTGTCAAAGCCAGAGTATAAATTTATTTTTTAAGACTCCCCCGATAGAGGCAGAGCAAGAGACACATGATGATTTTCTACAATATGTAAATGATGTACACTGGGCAGGAGCGCACCAGTTAAAATCTCTTTATTATTTACGGTCTGGTTCTGCTAGGGGTGCAGAGAATGTGAACACAAAGATACCTAGAATAAAACTAGAGGAGGACGGCTGTATAAGCTGCGAGGGATGAGAAAGAAAAACACTATCGTTGAAATAAAATGGGAGGATGCTTGGGTAGACACAATAGATATTACAATATCTGAAGCTAAAAAGCTGAAGCCTGTTATAAGAACTACTGTTGGTTGGAGAATTTCTGAGAACAAGAAAGGAATTGTCCTGTCTACAGATTATTTTGATGATGATAAGAAACAT